CGCTGATTGCGTGGTTGGCATGACGCACATCGGTTGGATGATCCTTGAGAGCAATGTTTGCATCTTGCTCACTCGGCGCCGCGAAGAGATGCAGTACTGGGTAGACCTTGGATGCGATGCGGTGCCGTTGTATGCAGTGCCCCCGCTGTAACGCGCCAGCCGGCGTGCTTGAGACTCGGCAACGCCCCGATAACCTAACTTGGAGACGATACAAATGTTACAACGAACACAGGTTCAGCACAACGGAACAACTAAGCGGTTTGCACGGTCGCTTGACGAAGCCTTCGGCGGCGACGGTTACGCCATCACCCACTACCGAAACCGGTGGAGCGGGGTCAACCGCGCCGTGGTTTTTGTTCTCTGGGTTTTAGTCCTTGCATGGGGAGCAACATTGTGGACTTGAAGAGCCAACTGCTGCGGGAAGAGGGCGCCGAGTCCTGCGCCTACCAAGACTCGCTTGGATACTGGACCATCGGCGTGGGCCGCTTGATTGACTCGCGCAAGGGCGGCGGGCTGTCGCCAGACGAGATCGACTTCCTGCTTGAGAACGACATCAAGACCAAGACCCGCGAGGTATTGTTGGCGCTGCCGTGGATGCCTAGACTGTCCGAGCCGCGTCAGGCCGTGCTGATCGGCATGGCGTTCCAGATGGGTATGAAGGGTTTGCTTCAGTTCAAGCGGATGCTATCGGCGGTTGAGGACGGCCAGTACTTTGAGGCTGCTGCGCAGATGGTGGAGAGCACTTGGGCACGGCAGACGCCAGCACGAGCGCATCGCATGGCACTACAGATGGAGACAGGCGAATGGACCCACTGACCGCAGGCGTCGAACTGGCGCAAACAGTCATCACCCGAATTTGGCCGGACAAGTCAGCCGCCGAGGCGGCGCAACTTGCCGCTCAGGTCGCCATCGTGCAAGGTCAACTCGATGTGAACAAGGCCGAGGCGTCTAGCCCCAGCGCGTTTACCAGCGGCTGGCGCCCAGCGATTGGCTGGGTCTGCGCGTCGGCGCTGGCGTGTCAATATATCGCCAGGCCGCTAGTCCAGTGGACCGGTATTGTGCTTGACCACCCGCTGCCTGCGCTGCCTGGCATCGACGATAACTTGTGGCAGTTGATGTTGGGGATGCTCGGGCTCGGTGGCCTCAGAACTTTTGAGAAGACGAAAGGAGTTGCATCGTGACCGATGAACGCATTGCCGAACTGATGGGGTGGCATTGGCCGACCAGTGTTCACCCTGACGACATGCTTGCCAAGGTGCGGGCCGTTGTACGCGAAGCTGTACGCACTGATGCATTTGCAGAACGATGCAAGCTGGCAACGGACTGCCTGCCCCAGTCACCCTACCGGGTGATGCTGGAGAACCTGCATCGAGAGATGTTGGGCATTAATCAGAGGGTTGAGTTATGAACGAACGAATTAAAGAAATACTTGCTCGCCCTGGGCTTGAGCGTTTAAATGATTGGGTCAGCATTGGCCCGGTGCAGAAAGCATCGTTGGAAGAATTTACCGAGCTTGTGGTGTTGGAGTGCGCCCGAGTGGTGAAGGCGAGCGGCCCCCAAGGGGCGTCTGGGGTAACGGCCATCAGGTTTCATTTTGGAGTTGAGCCATGAACGAAAGAATTAGAAAACTAATGGACGGCTGCTTTGACGTTACGGTTGACAGTCGCGGGCGGGAGGAATGCACCGCCGACTACATCAACGTGGAGAAGTTCGCCGACCGTATCATCATGGAGTGCGCCGAGTTGGCGGAAGAATGTTACTGCGGCGATACCGTTAAGTCTTTGATAATGAACCATTTTGGGATTGAGCCATGAGCGTAAACCCAAACCCTTGGATAATCGAATCCCGCATTGAATACTGCAAAGACATGGCCGCACACAATGGGTTCCGTCTTGAGCGTGGGGATGGCAATAACACCATCAACATTGTTGCGGACAAGCCGCCCTACGGCAAAGACGTTGTCATTGCCCGGTTATATGATTGGTCACTCGTAGAGATGTATCTTATCGGGTATGAACAGGGCAGGTCAGAGACAAACGTTGTTGCTACGCTGGCAAGGAATAGAAAGGTGAAACCGTAATGTCATGCGACTGGGGGAAAACTGAAGGGGAGGAAGACCTGCCCGAACCTGAGCACATTGATAGTGAGACCTGCTGGTGTGAACCCGCATTAGATTACACAGACCCCGATACGGGAGTATCGGTATATGTTCACCGGAGAGCGCAATGATGAACACCATCATCCCGGCAAAAGAAGTTGCTGCAAGCATTTGGAAAATCATGGAAGAAGTTGTCAATAAACTTCCAGAAAAAGATCGGGAGAACTTGAAGGCAGTAATGCTTGATCAGCTTGGCGTGGCTATGTTTAACGGACCAAAAGAAAAGGAGAAGAACGAATGACAGACGAAGAAATCCACGACTGCTTTCAGCAGCGCAGCAAAGATAAGACGCAAGAGCGCCGACTAATTGCTAATGCCATTGAGGAAAAACTGCTTTACACAAAACCCCAATGGCAGGGGCTAGCTAAACTACATGCAAAGCTTATTGCCGAAAACTCACCAAATATTGAGTGGGCAATAATGTTGACAGAGCAAGCACTTAAGGAGAAAAACGGTGACTGAACCCATAGCATGGATGGTTTACACAGAAGACGGGAAGTCTGTGTATGTAACCGATAACCCAACCGACATCCAGCAAGGCCAACGAGCTTTGCCGCTTTACACGAAGCCTGAGTGGCAGGGGCTGACGAAGGCTGATGTAAATAAACTCACACAAGATGTGATTGCGTTTAAAAGCGAGGTTGTGGAGTTTATTAGAGAAGCAGAAGCAAAGCTCAAAGAGAAGAACACGTGACCGAAACCGAGAGAAACCTAGACCTCTTGCTAGGCGATGCCTTAGCGGAGAACGAGCGACTCAAGTACGAAATCAAACGCCAAGAGATCGTTATTACGCAGTTGCTATTGGCGATCCACGAAACCGGAACCCTGCGAGTGCGAGATGATGCATCCTGACACCGAGTTGCTGATGCACCTCGCCGCCAACCTGGTGCGCGAGTACCCAAACGGTGTGAGCACGGTCGACATGCACCTGCGCATGGCGATCTCGCTCGACAAGGCCCGCAAGATTCTGTGCTTTGCCCGCAAGGCGCGGCTGCTGGGCGTGGCCGGTAGCGGCGTCACTGCTCGATGGGCGTCGCCCGAGCGAGCAGCAGAGCTAGACGCTGGGCGCTGGACAAAGCGCAAGTTACAGCACAAGGCGTGCAGGGACCGCAGGACGGCAAAGATTGCTGCCCGCCAGGCTGCGTCAGAACTGGCGCCAAAGCGGGTAGCCAAGCCCTTCAAAATTCACGCGCCCAACAGCGTGTGGCAACTAGCGGACTTTCCATGCGACCAACTAAAGCAGCGATAGACGCCATCCGCGAGGCCTACATGGCTGACGTCTTGACAATCAGAGCGCACATCCTGGCGCTCAATGATCCGCATCTAGAGGACGCCTGGGCCGGCATCGAGACGTTCGCTGCGGTGGCGTTGCGGGTGATGGCGAAGACCAACCCTAGCAAGCTCAAGAGCGAGATGGTGACTGTGGGTATCTCGGCGCTGCTATGAGCGGTCGACTTTGCCGTCCAGCTTGTCAAAGATGCGCGCCAGCATGTCTTTGATTTCTTTGAGGTCTGACCTGTAATCGTCCCGCGTCACATAGGTCTTGGGTAGCTCTACCGACAGGCGGGTCAGGTCGGACTGGAGCAACTTGACGGAAGTCCACAACTCCCTTGCGAACCAGCCGGTAACCGCACAAGCGGTAGCAAGGCCAATGTCGATCAGGTGTTGCGAATCCATCAGATCATCCTAGCAAGGAGTGGCACCGCCCCGCCGGCACAGGTTGCCAGGGCATCAAGCCATTCTACTCCGTGCGTGGGCGTCAAGCCTGCTCTGATAGCACGTTGGTTGGAGAGCCAGTCCAGCGCCTCCTTGCCCACTGCGGCCAGCACCACGAGGCCATACGACACATCCATGCGTCTGGTTATGGCGAAGCCGATCAGGAAGATCAACGCGCCGTAGATGGCGTGGTTGGCTTTATCTTGCGGGAGCGAGGGCATTCCCATCACGGCCCCGAGTTCGGGAACGCAGCAGTCGGCGGGGTGAACGTGGTCCCACTAGGATAGCGGCAGATGCCCTTGGTGAAGCGGAAGTCGTCTATGTATCCGCTCATGCCACCAGTATTGCCAGGGGCTTGAGTACCAATTACCAATGACCCGGTTGAATCGGCTACGGTAAATCCTGTGGCATTACCTGTGCCATTTTGTACACCGTTGATGTACTGCCTAGTGGTAACACCATCACGAACAAAAGCAACGTGATACCAAGTGCTGGTAGTAAATACGCCAGCAGAACTTGTTGCGGTTACATCTACCGTCTGAGCAGCGTTACGAATTACGCTTACTAAAGCGCCCGCATTGTTTCGCATGAAAAACGAAACACTATTTCCTGCGGAATCACTTTGCGCAGCAATAAACCCAGTGCTTGCCGTAAAGTAAGCCCACATCTCAATAGTAAAGTCACCACTACCAAGTGTAAACGCAGCATTATCGGGAGCTTGCAAATAACCAGCGGCTGCTGTGGCAACAGCTACAGACCCAGTACCATACTTAAACACACTAGTACTGATCTGCGCCGAGCCTACCGTCTCAAGGTTATTGAGTATCGCGTTATCAAAGATGGCTGCGTTGCTCATGCCCAGCAGCAGTGCAGTGTTCGTGACTGCGGTCAGTGGCGCTGTGGGGGGAGTGAACGTCGTGCCGCTGGGGTAGAGGCAGGTGCCGATAACCATACGGGCATTGGAAATATACCCTGTAAATTGACTACCACTATCACCCCATCGCCCAACGCCGACTGATCCTGTGGCTAAGTCTACAGATCCTACAACTGCCAACGCTGCGTTGTTTTGCACGCCATTAAGGTAAACTCGTATGTTGTTACTATTTCTAACAAAAGCAACGTGATTCCAAGCAGTAGAAGATGATGTGGAACTTGTTACTTGATAAGGAGTATTAGCTATGTATATAGTTGCGTTTATTATTCCGGTAGCGCCCCGGCTAATTTGAAACGAAGGAGCAACCCCACTAT